CCATTCTCATTTGTGATTGTGTCAGAATTTGGTTCTGGCCAGTTGCTGTATTGTTTAATGTGTTTGCATCTAGCCCTTGTGATTGTCTTGTAACACCTGTTCTAGTTTCTTTAACAGAATCTAGGTAGGCTAACATACCACTTGCTTGTTCAGTAATCGGTTGTGCCTGTATAGGCATCATAACATTTTGAGGAGGTTGTTTTGTTCTTACAATTCCTCCAGGACGATTTGTTAAAAGATCATCCATAGAAACTTGTCCATCTTGTACTGCAACTCTATTATTATTTGTTAGATACATATTATCTAACATTTGTCTCATTACAGTAGATTTAATTAATTGTATATCTTCAACTAATTCAGCTACACTTCTTCCATAGAATCTGTGTGGCATAATAACTGGAGTCATAGATATAAAAGGCATTGTGTCTATTTCTTCTATATCAAGTAATTTTTTAGCATCACCAGCTACGCAAATTTTTAATAGTTCTGCTTTACCATCACCATCTACATCCATTCTTACATAACATTCATGAACTAAAACATCTTGTGTACTTTTATCACCATCAGATTCTCCATGTGAAAAATCTACGCTTTGGTGTCTAGTAAATTTATCTTCAGTATAATAATCTCCATCACCTGTTGGTAGTGAGTCTACTAAATCTTTATCGTAACCCATCTCAACTAATTCTGTTCTTGTTTTGTTCACTCTGTGACAAACAAAGTTTGCAGTATCAATAGACTTACATCTTCTTTCAATTAAAAATTCTTCAGGTGGTACTGGTTCTATTTTTACTTTACCATGAATTTTTGTTCTATGAATAACTACATCATGTAGTTTAATTGCATCTATCTCTTTACCTGCTTCGTCAGTAATTTTTTCTTCATACTCTGTGTGGTTTTTAACTTTAATCTCATCCATAGAGACTAAGTCATTAAACTCATCATCAGTTAATCTTGAGTATTCTTCTCTTTCAATTTTCTGTGCATCATCCCAATATACTTTTAGGATTCCATTCTTTTGGATTAGTGCATCTTTAAATGCTGTATATAAAGCTAAGAAGCCATCGTTCTCTTTGTAAAATATGTAATTTAAATAGTCAGAACATTGTCTAGCTATTTCTTCATCTTCAGGCCCCATGCCTTCACAATTAAATACATTATCACCTGATGTGAATATTCTCATCAATGATGGCATTAAACTTTCTACTGTATCTAAAACATCGTTAGATACTACTTGAGATCTACCTTCTTGTTCATTTCCAAGAGGTGATCCTAAATAATATTCTAATGATTTTTTTCTTCTAGCTACTAATTCACCACCTATATAACCTGATGCATTATGTATTTCTCTACTTAAAACTGATAATATTTCTTGATTTGATTTTTTCATACTACGTATTTTGTATCTATATTAATTGGTTTATCCCATTCTGTTGTATCAATAGGATCATGTACACACCCATATCTAAATGCATCACTTGCGTGAGAACACCAGTCATGGAGAGGTTTATTCTTAAACACTTGGTTCTTATCGTCCCATTGTTTTCGATACTGTCTCAAAGCATCTAATCCTGTTTTACATTTAACTCTATCAAAATAACAATCTTTTAAAGTATTTCTCACAGATTCAATTCCATGATCTACTTCTAGTCTAGGTGCTACTTCAAAGTCAATACCTAATTCATTTGCAACTTCTAATCTTGACTTACCTGTTCCAAGCTCACGTGCCATTATATCATGTGGAGCTATATGTCTGCTATAAGCATAGTCTTTCTCCATTAATATATCTGCGTAGTGTGCTAATGATTCTCCTGAAGTTTCGTAATAGTCTACCAAATGAATTTCACTTCCAACTCTTTGTGCAAACCATATTGCAGTTGAATCTCCAATTCCGAGATCCCACCAAGTTTCTACTCCAACTGAATCATCTACAGGTACTTCACCAATTCTTTTTTCTTTATCTGCTTTAGTTATTAATCTTCCATAATAACTTCCTGATACTGCTGCTGTAAATGAACATTCAAATTCTTGCTGATACTGTTCTTCAGTCATTATAGCACGAGCTTGTTCTAACTCGTCATCTGGTATTACTTGTGTTTCAGATGCTCTATATAACTTACCATACCAATCTTTATGACCACGTTGTGCAAAGTCAAATACTTCCCAAAACTGGTTATGTCCCATTGGCGTACCTATAAATAAAACTGATCCTAATTTATCTGATACTGCTGGTCTTACAATTTCGGTCCACACTCTAGGAGACATGATTGCGTATTCGTCCATAACAACTTTATCAAACCCCATACCACGAATACTATCAGGATTATCTGCACCAAATATTTGTATACGTGCACCATTAAATAGATCTATTCTTAATTCTGTTTCATTTCTACTACCACCAAATTGCATTAATGGTTTTGTATAAAATTTTAAATATTCCCAAGCGATTGCTTTACCTTGACGATAAGTCGGTGCTATAAATGCACATAAAGATCTTGGTTTGTCTGCTGCTGTTTTAATTAATTCGTTAATAGCTAGTACTGATTTCCCAAATCTTCTATGACATACTAGAACACTAAATCTTTTAAGTGAATTATGTACGTCTTGTTGGTAAGGTCTAGGCTTATATGGTATTTCTACTTGAGTGACTTTTTTCTTAGTCGTCTTTTTGCCAGGAGACTTTGATTGCAATTGGTTCATCTGTTCCTATTTTAGATGTTGTTGATGCTAACCTTGGATGAACAAATGGTGCTGCTTTTTCGGCTGCATACATTTTACGTTCAGGTGAGCTCATAGGATTGTTTAACACAGCTAATAGGTAATCCAAAGGAGAATGTTGGTATTTTACAGCCATTTCTTCCATAGACTTCCAATTCTTTTTAGTCTTTGCACCAGCAGGTCTACCAGCTCCAGGTCTTTTACCACCATGGTTTTCTGCTTTAACTTCGTTTTCGTATGTTTTATCTTCTTCAACCATTAAATTATCTTTCTGCCCCTTTTATCAAATTGTCTATATTGAGAAAATTTTATACCAGGAGCATTACCAGCTTTTTTAATACCTTTAAAAGCTACAGTACCAGCAGCTAATCCAAGACTTAATGGACTTACTGCAAATTTAATTCCTTTTTTGACTATAGTTTTAGCTGCTTTTTTTAATATAGAAGGTTTCTTCTTTGGTGTTTTTGTAAAACCTTTATCTCCACCTTTAACCATTAGTAACCTTTCTTAACTTTCTTGCCACTTTTTTTAGCAGCCATCTTAGCTTTCTTTTTACCAGCTTTAGTGTATGGGTATTTTTTCTTTCCAACCATTGGCATAATAATTATCCTTTATTTTGTTTTTCTTTTTTCTTTTTATAAACAACACTACCTGCGTATGCTAAAACTCCAACACCTAATGCTTTTGGGCCTAAGAATTTTCTCATTGTTTTTAATCTTTTATTACCAGTTCCAAAAACTTTACGTCTTAAACTTTCTCTTAGCTTGGGTGTTTTCATTTTAATAATCCTTGTTGTGCAGCTTGTCTTGCATTAGGCATAGGTACTTGACCTTGTTGTGGTCTTTTACCCATCATAGCCATTTGCTGTTGAGCTTGAGGATTTTGCTGCTGTAACAAACCCTGTTGCTGTTGTTGCTTAGCCATCTCTGGCATAACCTTTGCTTTAATGATTAATGCTAGTTGTTCTCCTTCTTCTGGAGTCAACCTCATCATTTCATCAGCTAATTTTTCTAATCTTTTTGTCATATTTTTTTTTAAGTTTAATTGCTATATCAAATAATCCACATTCTCTACATTTTTTTATAATACATTTAAGTCTAAATATAAAAGAAGTTTTTCTATTCAAATGTTAACAATTCCATGCTCTTAGTGATTTATTTATTCTGCTATTAGGATCTCTCGCTGTTTTAGCAGAAGTTAGCTTACGTTTCATGCCTTTCATTCTAGCACAGAAACTAGCTCTACGTTTGTTTCCTACTTTTTTACTAGGAGCTTTTAATGTTCCCCCAGTTTGTCTCTTATAACTAGCACGACCTTTAGCATTCAAACCCCCCTTTGGGTTCTTGCCTTCTTTACGCTGCCATGCTGCTGTCTTTGCCATTATTTCTTAGCAGTCTTAGCTGCTCTCCTAAAGTTAGATGCAGTTGGTGCACCTTTGGCACCTCTTTTTCGCATTTTTTCTTTTGATCCTGCCTTAATTCTCTTTCGCTTTGCGTGAATGTTAGCGTATAATCCTTTTTTAGCCATAATTATATAAACCTTTTAGTGTATTCTATTATTTTATTCGACTTTCGAAATTTTTTAGATTTCAAGTCTTTACTAAACTGCTTTCTTTTATCTAATTGCTTCTTAATGTCAATTTTAAATATGGGTAGTTTTAGATAATTACTTTTCATCTGCCTTGTCCTTTGTATCTTGTTAGCTTTTGCTGTAGTTTTTCCGATTTCGATTTCGATTTTTTGTGGATTCCACGTCTTTTCTTAGGTTTTTCCCTAGGTACGAAATGGGTAAACTTTTGCTTAGCCATTATTAATCGTCAAGGAAGGATATAGTCGCTACACCACCTGCAAATGATGACGTTTTAGGGTTTTTCTTAACGAATTTGCCTACTTGTCTTGATCCTGAGTGTATTTTCTTAGATGCACCTGTAATAGCTTTGCTAGTACCTGTGAATCCTGCTTTTCCTGCTTTGTCAGCTGCCATTTTAGACGCTGCACCTATCTTTTTTTTGCCTTTGTATAGGGTCTTAAGGATTCTTAATCCCATAGTCCCTGCTGCTACTGCTGGTATCATAATGATAGCCCCTTCTTGTTATGGTGCTGTACAAAACCCCCCTATTGTCAGATAGTTCTACGACTATCATGACGAAGGGGTGATTGTAAAACCCCTGGTTTTTCTTATTGTTGTTATGTTCTCAGCTCGCTGTTGCTCGCTGTTATTAATTTAGTTCTGTTGTGTCAACTGATAATCGCTGTCGCAAGTGACAGCGTTATAAGTTGTTATTATATATTGGTAGTTGACTAACTCTCGCTTGTCGATTGATTAGTTGATTACCGATAATGATTTAACCTGTTGATATTACTGAATAACCTGATTGTTAGTAATATTAATAGCAACATAAATAAGTGCTATATCCAGACATATTAATGTGTGTGTGTATAGCTTAACCAATAGGAGATAAGATATGTTAAGTACTATAATGATAAGCTTACTATGTATATGGTTAGCTATAATGATAATTGGTCAGTTAATAAGTGGTGTAGTAGCATACAATCTATACAATACTTTTAAACTAGCCCAGAAATAATATGACATTTCACATATGGATAGGACTACTGGCTATACTAAGTAGCTTTGTTATGTCCTTTCTAGGTGTAATCTTAATGATACATCTAGACTTTTGGACTGGCTTATTATTAACAATAACAGGTATGGTTTGTTTACTAAGAGCCTTACCACGAACAAATGAGGAGATATGATAACATACGAAGTTATGCAAAGAATAGAGGGAGATACTGAGAAACATAGTAATTATAAGCTTATTCAGTATGAGTTCCCTTTTCCAGAAAATTCTGTTCTAATAGAGAGAGATAAAGAAATGAATAGAATATTAAATAAACCAATTATTATTACAACAAGTAATAATAATAATTGTCAACAATAGGAGTTAATTATGACAACTGAACAACAATCGTTTATACCATATACTGAATCTAAATCAGTTGAGGACAGAATAGCTTACGTTAAGGCTAATCCTCACAAGTATATGCCTAAAGCACAGTATGATCTTGTTAAAAGTTTACATAACAAGATTGAAACTTTAGATAGCAAGATGAATGAAATCTTAGCTAAAAAGTAGATAATTGGGTACACCCCCCTTCTAGTAAGGGGGATTACCTTATAAATATATATTAACTGAAAGGATATTATGTTTAATGAATTAAAATTAATTGACAATAAAATATGTGCCTGGAGTGATGTATATAGTAAATATATACCCATAGTATTGTGCCATGAGTGTAAACAAGAGCATGGTGTACCAGGTATGTATGGTTTTATTTGTAACAAATGTCAAAATAAGGAAACTATATGAATATATCACAAATAGTAAATGCTACACCATCAGAGGTTGATAACCTTAGAGTAAAGCTAATGGATAGTATAGAATACGACTTTGATAAACGAGAGTGCTCATTACTATATAGAATGGCTGCGTTTGATTTATTAACAGCTAGTGAGTGTAAAGCATCAATTATGCTTATGGCTCAAAAATTGGGCGATATACCCATACCAAAGGAGGACAATGACTAGAAACTTAATAGTATATAAAGTTGATTATGTTAATAGACACGAAGATTACAACACCCAGACAGGTAGATTCGTTAGAACTAAAAGAATAGTTATGACACCTGATGAAGTAGACCAAACAGATGGTTACTGGCGTAATCACAGAAATGTAGAAAAAAAGTTTGCTATGCAAATGATGGGCAAAGAAGATGCCTATTGGGATAGCAAATATAGAGTAATGAGAGTGAGGAAAGCATGACTGATAAAGTAGATTGTACCATATGGATATGGGATAATGAAATGCAAAGAAAAAAAAGAATAAGACTTCAAACTTTATTAAATAGAATTAATCATACTTTAAGACATGAAAATATGACTTATTTCGCTTTAGAAAAAGATAGAAATAAATTTGCAAAGGAGTGTAAATGAAAAAAACTAAAACACCTAAACATTGGACAGCTAAAGCATGGGCAGAACATATGCTATGGATAAGTGGATTTACTAACAATAAAGAGGTTAATTATGTTCAGAGTAATACTAGAAAACAAGTTTCGAGAAAATCCAATAAATCTAAGCAGAGCAGTAAAGCTGCTGTATAACCAAGACTTTACAGGCTCAATAAGACTAGAGAACATACTGTGGTGGAAAAAATACTTTCTTAAAGTAATCCACCTGCCAATATTATATCCAAAGAGAGGATATATACAGATAGTTAAAATATATAGAGATAAGAAACTATCAATTAGAGTAGTAACCATACCATCAGGCTCCGACAAGCGTGAGCTGCTGGTATTAAATAAAATATATGGAGGTAACAATGGGTAAATGTAAACGTACACCACACAAAGGTGATATAAATGCTAATATTGCTAAAATATTGACATTACATAGAGTGTGGAATGGTTATACACAAAAAAATATAGCACAATGTATAGAAGTAACATTCCAACAAATACAAAAATATGAAAGATGTATTAACAGATTACCTGGAGATCATCTAATAGATATATGTAACCAAAAACGTTGGGATTTAAATTTGTTTGCTGTTACTAAACCAGAAGCAATATTTGATGAGTGGATGAAAACTATAGATCCTTTTGAGGATGATAGTCCATACCCACTACGTATATCTCAGATAACAAGAGCTTGGGAAAAGATAGATAATGTAGGTAAACATAACTACTTAACTAGACAAACTAATCCTAAATATAAAATACTATTAAACCAAATGAGAGGAGATTAATGAATGGAATTATTTCTGTTGTTAGATTTGTTACTTATACTATTGGTGGTTTAGCCATCAGGAAAGCTTGGAATTGGCTCATCGAAGATGTCGATCCAATTCCTGGAAGTCAAGAATTTGATAATGAATATTATCAAACAAAAAGTAAATACATACGATTAACCAAACTAAAGGAGGAACATGAAGCGTATAGAAAAAATAGGAGAAGTAATAGTTAAGACTATTACATTACCATTAAGAATATGTATTGGTGCATGGAAATCTGTTGAGGCTAATATGCCTGAAAAGATTGAAGTACCAATTGAAATTAAAAGAAAGGAGGAAAACAATGGAGACAGTAAAAGCACCAATTAATGAAAGAGTAGCTACTAAAGTAATGCCACTAACTAAATGGTTTGTAGAACAATACTTTCAAACTTTTCAACTGATGTCATCAGATCCAAGGTTTAAAGCGTTGCCACCATACAACCAAACATCTTGTATAGCTACTGTGATTATAGCAACTAACAATGCTTTAGATAAAAGCAGAGACGCTAGAAAATCTGCAGAAACATTACAAGATATTAGTAAAGCAACTGAAGAAAGGAAAGCTGTAAATGAGTAGTAGTAAAACACCTATAAGACAAGATGAGAAAGACTATCTAGACCATTTCATTGAAACAAAATATGACGATAGAAAAAATGTTTTAAAAACTGAAATGCAAGATACCATTGACAAAGAAGCAGAAGATAACTTCGAGGCGTTTAAAGATAAACTTAAAATTACTAAAATGCACGATGAAGTTAGAACTTTATATGAAGATCATAAAAAGTTTGCAAACGAAATGGATTCTATTTTACTTGAGAAAAAAGGTAAATTAGATAATGCAATCAATGTTTTAGAAGATAAACTTGATCAATGGAAAAAAATCAGAAAGTGGAAAAACGATATAGAGAGATCGTTAATCAAAGAACCTGATGAGTTAGATAGACTCCTTAAAAAGTTATGTCATGAAGAAACAGAACGTGATTATTATGGAGGCCCAAGAGGTAAAGCAATACAAATGTTAGATATGTCTAAAGAGTATTGTAAAAATTTACTTAACGCAGGTCAGTCTTTGACTACTGTATGGGGTGTACTTAATACAGAAATGGGTAAGGAAAAGATTAATACTAATACTATTCCTAAACCTGAGTTCTTAGCTATAACTAAATAAATAATATTGGCAAAGCCCGGCACTCATGTGTCAGGGCTATGCCTAACAGAAAGGTAATTATGGTAGATGAAGCATTATACTTCTTTGAAAAAGATGTAGGTAAAAAAGTTTACGAAATAGAATACGAAGCAACATATGTTACTAAATGGCAAGTACTTGCTGAAGATGAAAACGAAGCATTTAATACTTGGTTAGCAGAAAACAAACAAGATTTAGTAACTGAAGATGGTAAAGACTGTGTATGTTCTTATGTAAAAGATTATACGCAATTAGGTAAAACGCAAGTTATTGCAGAAATTAAATACAACAAAGAAGATGATGAGGTATATGCAGATGAATCTTAAAGAACAAACAGACTTACTAGATAAGGCTACTAACAAAGCTATCAAACAAGTAACTAAAGAACGTGCAGGTAAAAAACGTAATTTTATACTAGAATGGTTTAGATATGTAGAGTTAGTAAGCAAACAATTAACTAAATGGATAAATTAATATGAAAACAGATAAATTAGATAAATGGATGAAAAATCATGTACATTTTGAAACTTTTAGTTCTAAAAAAAAAACTAAAAAAGAAAAAAATGAAGATAAACAAATACAAAATATGTTACATAAAAAATTAAAAGAAGATTTAATTAAACAAATAATAAAGGATAAATAATGAAAAAATCAAAAATAGTAAATATAGCTCCAGAAGCTACACATGATAGTGTTTATATATTTTATAATACTAAAAACAAAATAAGTTTATTTGTAGATGCGTGTGGTGCAGATGAAGTATATAACATATTTGATTCATGTGCGTTTGAAAATAGATCAGAATGGAAAATATTTTTAGAATTAGCTAACCAACCAGCAGGATAAATAATGTATAAATTACACGTAATAGAACCAGATAATACAGTTGTATCATTTGATTATAAACAAAAACCTACATTTCAAGATATGTATTCACACATAAGTTGTGAAATGATTGAAATGTCTAAAGCTTATTATCCACATTATTCTAACAGAAAAGATGGATATGTAGATATATATTTTGACGAAGAATTTCTTATGAAAGAATCTGCTAAACCAAATATAGGAGCTACTGTAGCTTGGAAAAAATGGCAAGATAAAACAGGTCATATGGCATTGCCAGGATCTGTATTACATGGTATAGTATGTGTTATACAAAAGGAGCAAAATGAAACTACGTGATGATAAAGAAATAAAGTTAGATACTATGTTACAAGAATGTAATCAATTAGTAGAAAATCTAAGAGTAAAACTTAAATCTCAAATTGATGAAGTATTAAAACTTCGTAAAGATTTAGATTTAGAAAAAGAAGAACATCAGCTAACTCAATTAAAATATGAATCTATAAAAAATAATTTAGATACAGTTTTAAATGATAAACTTAATGCTGCTAGAGCTGCTGTTGAAATAGCAGCTGATGAACCTGTATATAAAAAGGATGTAAAATGACAGAACTTAAAGAAGAACATTTAGAAGTTATATCTAAAAATAAAGCTAAAAAACATGAAATAGATAAAATGGTAGAACAGTTATCTGATGCTAAAGAATCAATAGCTATGCTTGGAAATGCTATAGAGTGTGGATTTTTACATGATAAACATTCCTTGATTTTGCAAGAATGGATTGTAGAATATGAACAATTGTCTGAACAATTAGACACACATTTAACAGAGGTAAGAGACCATGGATGAAAGAGCACTTAAAATGATACTTGCTGGAAAGCAATTAGAAATAGATAAACTAAAACGTACAATAAAGGAGATGGAAGAAAATGATAATGCCAGACAGCGAGATTCTGAGACTAGAAAAACGTCAAAGAGGTCTACAAAGAGTAGCGACAGCAATTAATGATTTGACTATCTATGGAATTTATCAAACTAACTTTCCTAAATTAGTTGAAGTATTAGAACACGCTAAAGATCATGTTAAAGCAGAAATAGCTGCTACACGAAAACGTATTATTGAAAACTCTACTATTAAAGTAGAAGAAGTATACACAGATCCATTAAGATCTAAAGCTCAGCAAGAAGCTAATAAAGTAAATGATATGTATACTACAAAAGGTATTTAAAAATTCTGATTAGGTTTTGATAATAAAGAAAGGTTCGCAACCTTTTACCTATTTTAGATAGAGCCAGATGGGAGACTGTCTGGCTTGTAAATTTAACCTGCTTATTCGGACTTGTAAACTTACAATGGTATTTCTAGTTTAAGATTCTGTAAGTGTACCTATACTAGATAAAGGCCCAAGGAGGAGTAGGTTAGATTTTAGTCATCTTTACAATCCAAGATGTAGGAATATTAGTACGATCTCCATAAGTATAAGATCCATCTTCTTCAATATATGCTGCAAACAATTTAATAGAGTGTTTGTCTTTAGAGAACAGCCAACCTTCGTTAACAGGATTAGCTAATTTCATATTAGTAAATTCTTTTTTTTCTGCCCAACCTGAATCACTTACACAGTCAACCCACTCAACTCTGTATTTGTCATAAGGTAATGTATGAGAATCTTGTGAGAAAGATATTTTCTTTTTAGTGTAACGTTTTTTTGTCATGTGCAGCCCATATAAATGTTGAATGATCGTTTTCGTCTAATGCATCCATGATGTTGTCAGGTACTTTGTGACCTTCTTCATCAAATACTAATTGTAGGTATGTGCTGTAAATAATTGCAAGAGCCATAGCATCGGCAGCTCTAACTGACATATCAGGGTGTTGACCTTTAATAAAATCTCCAATAGCTGCAGGTTTTACATTAGTCAAAAAAGTTTCTGAATAAGGTTTAATTCTTTTAGGAAACTTTAAAATCTTAGTCATAATTACGTACCTCTGGCGAGGATATTTATATTAGTTATTTGGGTTGCAGTAAAAAATCAATGTTATTTTGTATCTTAGGTACAAGTTCGTCATAAACAGTACGCCAAAGCATAGAATCATCATAAAAAAAGTTCTTATTTTTCCACATATCATGGTAATGATTGTAAAATTTACCACATATATCAACAGCATTTATGTCTAATTTAAGCCAAAAATCTTTTTCACTCATACCATTTGTATGTAATTGGTGATGATGTTTATAACAAAGAGGTACAGTATATTGGTCTCCAACTTTCTGTGAGAAACCTCTAGGCATAGCAAATGTAACATGATGAGCTTGGCTTTGAGTATTTTGACAAAGTATACATGGATTAGATGCTACCCATTTTAGGTACTCTTTGTCTTTGATTCTTTGTACCTTGTCCTCTGATAGTATTGTGCACTTTTTTGTAGCCATAATAAATTGCTAAACTAGATAGTCCTTCATGTACGTTGTTAGATGCTCTGCGTTCTGACATATTTAAATTATATGCTATCTCAATGATACCAAAATTAAAATGACAAAACAACTTCATAATTTTAGATAATCTTTTGCCTATCTCATCATCAACATCTTTGACTGCTAATGCAGCTCCAAGAGATGATGTAATAAAATCTGTGTTGGTGCCATCAATACGTTCTTTTAGAACATTGCCAGTACCACCACCTTGAAGTTCACACATAAGACGATACCTAGATCCAGCCTCATATTCTTCAATAGATATAAGCTTTCTATGAAACATATACATTAAACGAGACTCACGTATATTTAACCATACTTTACGTTTGTCTAGAATTGTAGATATTAGTTCAGGCTTTTCTATTTGACGCATAAGATATTTTATAATCTTCTATTGCATTATCAACAAAAGATCTAAATTTTTTGTTTTTATTGTATAGATTATTAAGTCTATAAACTCTGTTTTTATTACAATTATGTAAACGAGCAATAGTGCTCTTACACCCATACACTTGTGTAGGGTGCAATAGCCAAGAAAGTAAAATACATAAATTATATATTTTATATTCGTTACTATTACCAACAGTTCTTTTACCTTTTAATATATCTACAGATACATTATAAGATGAACTACAATACTTTTGAATATTATTAACCATAAGGAGATAAACATGAAGATTGAATATAGACATAGTGCTTCAAAAACTAATAGTTTTATTGATAGTCCACCTCATTGGATTATAAATAATTTATATGATTTTGATTCTAAAGCTAATGCCAGAATGATAATGGGTAGTACTGCTGAAGCTGCAGCAGAACACGCTTTGCAAAACCAAATCACTGATGATGAAGTTATCATAGATTATGCAAAAACCGAATACCTAAAAAATAATGGTGATGAGTCAGATGACGAATGCCTTTGGTCTGGTATAATTGCTACTCAGTTTGTTAAAGAACTTCCACAATTTGGAAAAATTGTTTCTTATCAAAATGAAAAACAAATACCTGGCGAAAAATATGGATTAAAGTATGACGTTATAGGTAAAACTGACTTTGAGTTTGATGATGTAATCATAGATACTAAAGCTACTGCTTACATTAAAAGACTTAAATCTGGTGCTATTGATAGCAGATGGTATCCAAAAGACGCTGATTTGCGTCAACAAGCCCTTTACAAAGACCTTTTCAATAAACCGACTGCATTGCTCTATTGTTCTATCAAGGACGTTTACAGCGTGGATATGGAGGGCAGAGAGGGTCATTTAGAGACCATTATACAAGCTATGAGTATTATAGAACATATCTTGGATATAGCCAAAACTAAAGAGGATATTGTAAAAATGTACCCTTTAGTTATGGATAACTTTAGATGGGGTAAAGGCGACAATGATCCAATTAAAGTATTTGCAAAAAAAGTATGGCAAGATACTTGGAAATAAGTTATAAAATGTAAATGCAAAAGTTTGGAAATATAATAAAACAAATAAACAAAAGGACAAATATGGAACACGAGACATTTGAATGCTCATTTAAAAAAGCATTTGAGAAAGATGATGGTCAAGTTACTGTTTACATCACTAAAGATGATGGTACAGACATGACTATATATGGTGAAGCTTTAGGCTCATCAAGATGGCCGAAGGGAGCAAGACTTAAAATTGATGCACAGCCAGTAAGAACAAGTAAAACTGGTAAACAATATCAAACTGCAAGTAGAATAGAATGTTTAAGTGAAGTATCAGATAATTCTAATGCTGCACCAAATATAGTTAGTGCTACTGGAGTTCAATCAGTTAGAAATGTTGTTGATCAATTTTCAGAAAAATACAGATTAACTATGAGTAATCTAATAGGTTCTTATATGTCAGGTGGCAAAATACCAACTGAATCAGAATTTCAACAAATTGATAATCTGGTAAGAAAAGTATTAGAAGCTAAAGCCAATAGTGTTGAAGAAATGCTATCGGATGACGCACCATTTTAACAGTTTCTTTACTCCCTTGAGTTAGAAAATAAGGCATTGCTACAAAGTGGTTAAAGACCTATGTAGTAGTGCCTTTTTATTTATAAGGAATTTATGTTTGAATTATTAATGATGTTAATGATACCACAAGAAATAAGTCCAGAAAAATTAGGTATGAAATATATTCTTAAAGAGAAATTTATTGACTATAAATCTTGTGATGAATATGTTGAACAGAATACTTATTTTAAAGAAAATCCAAATTACAAAGTAGGTAATGGAGAAGTATGGGGACATATGTATTATAAAATAGATAAAGAAGAATACCAAGTTATGTTAACATATTGTAAACCAACTAAGGAGAATGAATGATTACAGAACAAAGATTAGAAAAAGCGTTAGCATTTTTATCTGAAACAGATGAGAGTAATGCACAAGCTAATGCTAATGTTAAGTATCTTGATAGATTACTTAAACGTAAAAAAGCATTACATATAACTGGTAATTCAGAAGATAAAAGTATATCTGCTAAAGAACAATCGTATTATGCAAGTGATATATATAAATCTGCAGTAAATGAATTGTTTGAAGCAGAAGTTAAATCTTCTACATTAGAAAACAAACGTGATAAAGAAGGTCTTATTATAGATCTCTTTAGAACATTAGAAGCGAGTAGACGTAAAAACAATATATGATTTATAAGTTTAAGAAATGGATTATACTTCCTGCTTATACAGAAATATTTGTCAATGCAACGTCAGACGAAGAAGCATTAAAAATTTTAAATGCTATAGATACTACAACTTTAAACTGGCAAGAAGCTGACTCAGTAGAGCAGCGAATGACGTATGAAGTTATAGATGAAAAGTCCTGAGTTAATATTATTTAGAGCTGTAATTAATCAGGCAATACATGATGCAATGTATGATGGTTTAAACAAATATTATATTATAGATAAACGTAGTGCTATAGAGTGGCTTATTGGTAACTCAATAGACTTTAGAACTATATGTCATTATGCAGACATAGATCCTGAAAGAGCTTGTAGAAAATTTACTGCTGCTATGAAATTAGATCTATATGCTTTAAAAGAAGATCAAAATAGAGTGTTGAGTAAACCAAGAAAAGAATATAAACATAAAGGTAAATACAGGTTAACATTTAATGAGCAAAGTTTGGAACAAACAGATTAAAGGTAGTCACTACCAAAAATATAAAATTCAACCAAGTAAATTTGTAGTAGAAAACAAACTTCTATTTCCTGAAGGGTGTGCAATTAAGTATATAATTAGACACCAGGACAAAGGTGGTAAAGATGATTTGTTAAAAGCTATACACTTTATTGAAATGATAATAGAAAGAGATTATTGAGATAATGGATTTGATGAGCTTATCTTTAGTTCTTGCAATTGTACTTTCAACAGTTCTATTTCTTTTTTATTAATTTGAATATTCATATGACCATGTTGTTCACTTAATGCTTCAACTTTTTGTTCAAGTACAGCAATTTGTGCAGAATAATCAATAGTAGATCTACTTTCTAATTCATTTAATTTAGTAGTTAGTTCTCCATATTTAGTAAAACCAGCTCCAATAGAACCAATTAAACCTATAATAACTACTATGTTAGTTAAGTTTTTTTTAATACTATCCATTTTGTAACTCCTTAAGTTCTAGTAATATTCTTTGTTTGTTTATGTTTAGTTCGTTTAATGTTCTTTCTTTAATTCCAATAGTATCATTGTTTATATAGCTAACTAATTGAACACCATTGTATATTAATCTATTATCTGTAATGTTAATTTGATCTAAATAAATATCTTTTGGAGCATAAAAAACTATATTGTAACTAGCTAAAGATCCTTGAGCTTCTGTCATAGCATCTATTTTTACTAAATTTTTAAGCTGTAAATTTTTAACAGGATTTTTAACTTTAGCATCTATTTTATCCATAGTTAATGCTAGTTTAGATTTTACAGTTTTTTCTTTTATTGCTTGTTTAGAACTGTTCTTAACTACTTCTTGTTTAGAATTATTCTTAACTACTTCTGTAGTTGTTGTTTTTGATTCTTTAATAACTTCTTTAATAACTTCTTGTTTTAAAGTTTCTACAGTTTTACTTTTATTCATTGTTTGTACAACTTCTTGTACTTTAGCAACTTCTTTAGGTTTAGCTTCTGGTGCTGTGTATACAACTATTTTAAATTCTTCTGTAAGCTCTACGCTTGTAACTGCTCCACCAGTTTCTAAGTTTAATTTTTCACCAATACTTTCTTCTAATCCTGATATTACATTCCAAATTTCAGATTCATTTAAATTAGCAGTACCTAATCCTTCGTTCATATCTTTAATTTCTTGTGCAGATAAAGGTTCATAATCTTCTGTAGGAAAATCTAATGCCATTTCAGCTCCTAATAAATTAGGGCCAAGTGTAGCTGTAGATGTACTTTGAGATCCATCTACTCCAGTCCAAGACCATTCGTATTGATTGGCATGAACTCCATTGTAATGTAAATTATCATTCCAAACTCTTTCATTAGCATTGTAACCAGAATCAGTTGTTCTAATTTGTGTAGATGTAGCTAGAGTATTTCCATTAGAATCTTTAACTTTCATAACTAAAGTATAAGAGTCTACTGCTCCAGTAGAATTACCACACGTAAAATTAGATGCATTATGTTCACAACTTTGTACTGCAATAGAACTTGTAAGATTAATACCACCATTAAGTTTTATTTGTGTAGAAGTATGAGATACGCCATCAGGGGTGCTTGTTCCTTCTATTCCAACTAAACTTCCAGTAGCTGTTACAGTCATATCATGTGATGCTTCTAGCTCACCATTAAAAGCTCGACCACAAGCATTGCTTACTTGCGTTTCGCAAGTTATTGTAAATCCATTGTGTGTAGAATTGTTTGTAAGATTACCTGTAGATCCAGATTGAACACCATCTAAATTAGAATTAGTTTTACTTGATGTTGTTGTACCTGCGTTTGGTAATATATTTGTACTAAATGCTGTGTCATTATTTTCTGCTAATCCAACAGAACTTGCAAACCAAGATAACATTAACCATAATAATGCTCCCCATATTATAAAACACCACCATTTCATTGTGCTAATCTATCCATATGTGCATATATACGTCCAAAAACTTTGTCTAAAGATAATAACTCTTGCTGCATCATTGCAACAATTGTTTGTAATTCAATTAGAGTAATAAGAACCCAAGTACTTAAACCCATTAATATAGTTCCTAATAATGCTATTAATGCTGTATTAGTTTTTCTTGTCATGTATTGGTTTAGGTAATGGTAATATTACTTCAGAATTAATTTTTTTTAATTCTTCTATTTGTATTTCTTTGTCTATTACTTCACGTTTTTTCATACGTTTAACATATGTTTTATAGTCTGGTCGTTCATGATCATATAAAGACCATAACTCCATAGCCTTACTTCCAATACGTCCATCTATAGGACATGGCGTACCAGCTTGAATCATAGACTCAAATACTCTTTCGTCTTGGCAAAGTATAGCTACTGCTGCTACTTTCATTCCAAAGTCATTAAGTATTCTAGCTAGTTTTAATCTTTCACAATTTTTATCTATAAAATGTTTTCCACCACTAACACCTATTCCAAATGTTTGAACTCCTATTGAAGCTCCTGTACTACATACATCTTGTGTCATACTATTGTATGAAGGTGCTGATGCAGTAGGAGGTGCAGATCTAATATTTGATGTAGAACTGTTTGTTGAAGTTGTTGTGCTGGTAGACCCAGATTCGTATGTGGTTGCCCCACCAGTATATCCACCTTCAATTGCTGTGTTAGATCCAGATGTATTAGTTTGAGTGCTACCTGCGTATAACGCAGTAGAAAACAGACAGAATATAATTATAAATAATGTTTTCATTTAGCAATTTTACCTTTATTAATACCTTTTTTAATAACGTATTCTCTAGTTCCATGAGCATTTGTTTGTACTTCTTTTTTTAGCTGCTTAAACAGCATCATCTCTTTTGTTTTGTATTCTAATTTTTTTACGTGTTGTTCTAATAATTTTGTGTCTCTCATCTTTAAACCTATTATTTTTATCCCAAAAAGGTAACATATGTCCTGAATTTTTAAAACATTTAACACAAGAGTATTCTTGTTGAACAATCATATATGGTTCGTTAGTAAAAATATCTTTACTACACCATTTACAGTTACCTACTTTATTCTGATTGTTTTTTTGCATTGATTTCATCATTAGCTTTATCTAAATCTTGAGCTGTATACTCAAGTTTTTGTAAAGATCTTTTAAGTGCTGCATCTTTTGATTTACATGCATCTTCTAATTCTGAAATTTGTGCTTTTAGAGTACGTACTTGTTCTTTGTACTCATTAATAATGTCTTGGTAGTCTGCTCTATCCATAACTATTTAGGTTTACGCATTATGTCAGCACCTTTAAGACCATAAATGGCACTAACTATTCCTATAAATATTGCCTGATACCAGTAAGGAAGTTCTTTAAAATATTCAAAGAACATATCTAATCTATTACGAATCTCAGGATCGTCAGTGAAAATAGAGTAGACCAGTACAAGAATAGGAAGGGAAACAAGAACCAATACGAACTCATCCTTCCAGCCCTTATCATTACTCTCAATAACTTTCGCTTTATATTCAATTTGACCTGTACTCATTTTCTCAGCATGTCTCATTTGAGCATCTGACATTAATTGTTTAGTTTTTTGTTTGTTTTGGTATATATGACTTGCAGTCTTAACACCCATAGATAATAAATTAAACCACATTATTTAATACCTTTCTTTTTTCGTTCTATCCAAAGTCTGTTGACACGTCTATGCCAAGCCCAAACTTTAATTTTAATAGCTATACTTTCTACGAAGCTGTAGAATCTGTCGGTAAACCTTCCCATGCTTTGTACATCCCTTCTACTAACAGCTCATCATCGTATGGCTGCATACCATTTTCCATTTGTATAATTGCTTTTACTAATGGTAAATAATCTTCAATAGTATTGTTTAGTTCATCAGTAGGATTAACATCAAGTCGTTTACATACAAATACTATATAAGCATCTGTATCGTTTTCGCTTGGTGGAGCCCATCTTTCAATGATGTTTTCTACTGTAAATCTTTTATGGTGAAACCTGTATGTTAAAAGTATTTTAACTAATGCTCTAATACCCCATACAGCTTCTTTAAATACACAAAAAACTGGATCAGATTGTTCATCTGCCAGTCCATCCCAATCAGTACCTAATTTAATATTGCCTGGATTTTTATTTCTTATACCTCTAGGTAATTTTTCTATTCCATCTGCCATTTTTATCTAAAACCATTGGGATTAATATTGGTAACCCATCAATGATAACTCCTGTTCCTATTACTGGTCTAGACTTTTGTAA